CGAGGTGGAAATCCGCAAGCTCGCCGTGCAAGTTCTCCGCCGGATGCAACAGGAGGCACCGCACATTTTCGGTGATTACGAATTGCGACCACTCTCTGATGGAACCTGGGAAGTAGTCACACTCTATCGCAAAGTTTGAGAGGTAGCGGAATGGATACGAAATCGAAAAAGCAGCAGGCACCTAAGCGATCTGTTGATTGGGCGGCAGCGTTTCTGAAATCCTTTCGGTTGTCTGGCAACTTGACAAGCGCATGTTGCAGGGTCGGGATTCGGAAGGAGACGGTTTACAGCCGTAAGGCGAAAGACCCGGAGTTCGCGCGTGCTTTTGAGGAGGCGCACGAATTAGCTATCGAAGATTTGGAGGCGGAGGCCCGCAAGCGGGCTCTTTCTGGCTCGGATATGCTTCTTGCGTTCTTGCTTCGAGCACACAAGCCAGAGCTGTATGGTGAGCGCACAACTTTGGTACACGAAGGGCAAGTTAAGGCGGTGATCTCGGTAGAGGACTTGTCGGATGAGGAGCTTGCCAAGATTGCCAGCCGCGATCAATCCGTCGAAAGCGGCGGCGGAGCTACTCCGCCGTAGAGCGGCACGTCGTAATTTGCTCGATTTTACGTTATACACGATGCCATCCTACTTGCCAGGCTGGCACCACAGATTGCTTTGTTCCTATCTGGATAGATTCATCAAATGCGAGATCACCCGCCTAATCATTAACCTGCCGCCCCGGCATGGCAAAAGCGAGTTAGCCAGTTGTAGGTTGCCCGCCTTGCTGCTTGGGCAGAATCCAAATCTTCAGATTCTAGCGTGCAGTCACACAGCCAGTCTGGCTAGCGCAATCAATCGCAAAGTTCAACGAATCCTTGATTCGCCTTCATACAAGCGGCTTTTTCCGGCCACTACTCTTTCTGACCACAAACGAACACGAGGAGTTATTGAGGCTCGTAATAGTGATCTGTTCGAGATTGTCGGTCATTCTGGCGTGTATCGTTCAGCTGGTGTGGGCGGAGCAATTGTGGGGCATGGATTCGATGTGGGAATTATTGACGACCCGATTAAGTCGCGGGAAGAGGCCGATAGTGCGACGGTGCGGGAGTCTATCTGGTCGTGGTATACAGGCGATTTCTATACGCGGCGGTCGCCGGGCAGCAGGATTCTTGTAATCTCGACTCGCTGGCACCAGGAGGATTTGACAGGCAAATTGCTGGCTGCGAGCGAGGAGCACAACAGTGACCAGTGGGTGGTTTTGTGTCTGCCTGCGATTCGGGAGGGGGAGGGTTGTGCCGAAGACCCGCGACAAATGGGTGAGGCGCTCTGGCCAGAGCGCTACCCACTAGAAGAGCTAGCTAAAACGAAGGCGATTAACTCCTACGACTGGGATAGTCAGTACCAGCAGCGGCCTAGAAATCCTGGCTCAACCGAATGGCCGGATAGCGTGTTTTCTCGTCCTGGCTTTTGGTTTGATGACTGGCCGCCCCTCGATCAGTTGGTCGTGCGCACCGCTGCTTTGGACCCGTCCAAGGGGAGCGATGCGAAAATCTCAGACTGGCAAGCACTCGTATTGCACGGGCGCACCAGAGACGGTATAGAGTACGTCGAAGCGGACCTAGCTCGGCGACCTATTGTGGCTGCACGAAGTCCTGATGGAACGCCGTTAAGCGAGGGGATGGTCGAGGCTGCGGTAGATCAGGTGAAGCAATTTCGACCTCACGGTTTCGCTGTTGAAGCAAATCAGTTTCAACTGTTGCTTCGTATTCCATTTGAAACGGAAGCACGACGGCAGCAGTGCGAACTGCCGCTTTGTCTGATTCAGAATCACGACCCCAAGGTGTTGCGTATTCGTCGTCTTGGGCCTGCCTTGTCGCAGGGGAAGATTCGCTTCCGCACTACTCCTGGTACTCGCCTGCTCGTAGACCAGCTTCGCCAGTTTCCGACTGGTGCTTATGATGACGGCCCAGATGCTCTAGAAATGGCCCGGCGGCTCAGTGTAGAGTTATGGAATAAGGTCCATATGCCCTGTGCAACTTCAGTCGTGCTGCGTGCTTGAAGGTAGCTAGATAACTCAGACTCGAAATGGTTCTGACCTAAAAGCGCTGAAAGAACGGCAGCGCACCTTACGTGCTCAGCTGGAGATTGCCAGGCTTGAGCACGAGAAGAAGGTATTGGAAAGCCTGATCGACGACCACAGTTACGAGCTGTGGTCCGCTTTGCGTCGCCAGTCCGATGACGGATTCTGGATTCCGGTTGCTTCTTTTCGTGATCGGGCTAGTGGGCGCAACTATCCATTCTGGCAGACTCTCTCCGAATTAGCCGACTTGCGGCAGAAGTCGCGTATCGTGTGTGTGACCAACGCACACGTCAAGGGGCTGCTCCGTAATCTAACCAACTACGTTATCGGTAAGGGATTCAGTTACCAGGTTAGCTCAAAAGAGTTATCGGACACTGACTCCGATTCGATCAAGGGCTGGATTACTCAGGTTCAGGATTTGGTCGATTGCTTCTTAGAGACTAACCATTGGAACTCGTCCTTTGGTGCGCCAGATAGCTTGGTTGTTAATTCGAGCCGAGAGCGGGAGTGCTTCCGTCGTCTGATTCGTGATGGCGAAGTGTTTTTGAGGTTTTTCTATCAGGACGACGGTACAACTCTTGTCCGATTCGTGGAGCCAGAGCAAGTTCAAGACCCGCCTGGTGCGACGCCAACAAGTGGTTGGTCTTTCGGTATCCGTCACCAGACTAGCCCCTACGAAGACGTGGAAGTTCCAATTGAATATCACTTAGTCTATTCTGACTCAGTGCAAGGTACGCAAGGTGAATTGGTGCCAGCCGAACAAATCTTGCACCTGAAGGGGCCAGACACAGATTCGACCGTTAAGCGTGGCTCGCCAGAGTTTAGCTGGGATACATTAGACGCATTCTTGCGTGCGAGCAAATTACAGCGGAACTTGTCTCTGGGTGCTGCTATTCGTGCCGCAACAGCTGAAATCTGGCAATACGCTTCTGGTACGCAGGCCCAGATTTCTGCGTTGGCAGCTAGCTTGAGTGAGTATTCGAGCACTAATCCAATCACGGGAAACACGGAGCGGGTAGAGCGAATTGCACCAGGAACGATTCGGCGAATCCCCGCTGGTCAGCAATTGGTGGGACAACCGCCCGATCAGACGATGTCTTACATTCAGGGCGTGCAGGCGGACTTGAGACAGGGGGCATCTAGTCTGTGTGCGCCTGAGTATCTGGTGTCTGCGGATGCGAGCAATGGCAACTACTCCAGCACTAAGGAAGCGTCTGCACCATTCGTTAAAGCGAGCGAGAGTTGGCAAGAGTACCTGGTTGCGGCTTTTGCGCGTGCGATCTGGAAAGCGATTCGCTGGGCTGCTCAGTGCGGGAAGTTGCCACGCGAAGCGCTGGCCAAGATCGACTTGCAGGTTAAAGGCCCGGCAGTCTTGCACCGCAACGAGATTGAAAAGGCACAGATCGACCAGATTCTGGTTGGCATTGGCGCTAAGGACAGGCAAACTGTAAGTGCCGAATGGGGCCTAGACCCAGAGTTAGTACAGGCCAATAATGACTTGTGGAACCAGCGTAATATCCCTGATGTGCCACCATTAGAGTTGCCGGCTGAGTAAGCATGGTTGCTCACTTGCAATTATGGAAGCGAACGTTAGTCAGCGCAAATCGCTCTGTCTTGGTGATAGATCGAGCGATTGTCCGCGTGTGGCATAGATTGCAAAATCTGCTCGCTAATCCACAAGATTACATTTCCAACTACAGGCGTGCCCTGTCCATCCTGAGCCAGATTCCAGCTTTACTGGTGCAGGCTTTTGCCGATGAATTCAAGCGGCTGTACAAGCTCAGCTATTCACGAGCACGGCAGTTGTTATGGCAGTCTTTGGGATTGCGTACAACTGAAAGTCGTAGTAGTCTACAAGAACAGGGTAGCATCAATCTGCAAATTGGTCCCAATCAAAAGCTGCAAGTGGCAAACTTAGCAGCTGATTTGCGTGGAAACAAGCTGACGAACAGGCAGAAGAAGTTGCTATTCAAGCAGCTGCTGTTTAAGCCGCCGTCTGAGCAAGACGTATTGCGTGTCCTAGCAAGGTGGATTAAGCCATCGGATTGGCGGTCCATTGGTGATTCCGTCAAGAAGCTTCCGCAGGATTTGGCTAACGAAATTGCTGCCGGGCTGGCGAGTGGCAAGAGCCAACAGGAGGTGGCTCAGCTGATTTTGCCCTACCTGGAGAATAACCGCGTGCGTGCGCGAAGAGCGGCTCGCACCTTTGGTATGGCGGTGGTTGGCCAGGCACAGTTTGATTCGTTCGAGTCGATGGGCGATCTGGTAATCGGTTACCAGATTCACGCTACCTTGGACCAGAACACTAGGCCGGAGCATCGGCGCAGGAACAAAACGGTCTACTACAAGAAACCCAAACGAGGCCAAAAGGGGCTAGATGAGATGCCAAGGCCGCCGCAAGAAGCTGACGGGTCGATTGCGTGGAATTGTCGTTGTTACCTGACACCGGTGTTAGGGGCACTTTGATATTGCGAATTATTGAAGCTCCAATCAAGTCGGCCGTCCCGCTTCAGGTGGACCGAGCTAACGGTGTGATCGAGGGCGTCAAGATTCTAGGCGCTTCTTCGGCAAATGGTCGTTACTACACACCTGAAGCTATGCAGCGGGCTATTGACGCCGGGCTGTACGAGGACGTAAAGGTCTACTTAGATCACCCTTCGGCTGGTGAGAAATTTCGGCCGGTTGAACAGCTATTTGGTAAAATTCGGAACGCCAGGCTTAACGGAGACTCTATTGTTGGCGACTTGCATTTTGTCCGCGAACATCCAGTAGCCGCTCGAGTGTGTGAGGATTGCGAACGTGCCCTTGGGCTCTTTGGTCTGTCACACAACGCGGAAGCGGCACAATGGGAAGTACGCGACGGAGTGCAGGTGATTACGGAAATTGCGAAGGTATACTCGGTGGATTTGGTTTCTGACCCGGCCACTAACTCTAGTCTATGGGAGGCAAGAAAGATAGCGCGAATCAAGTTTACGGAGTTGCTGGACCGACTGTCTACGGACAGGAAGTTGCCAAAACAAGTGCGCCGTCGATTGTTGGAGATGGACGGCGATATGCCGGCAGCTGCGGTGGAGCTGCCTGAGCCAGAACCTGAAACTGACCCGATGGACGTGCTCAAGGATGGTTTCCGCGCTGCAATTATGGCGGCGGTAGATCAAGCACTGGACGGTGACGAAGAGGCGCTAAAGCAGGTGGTGGAGTTGATCAAACGAAGAGGCGCTCAAGCAAGTTGTGGAGCTGATCAAGACTCATCGCAAAGTAACGGCTGGCCAGGATACGACCCCAGCTGACGACCAGATGGCGAGCGATACACAAGAGCCGGCACAAGAGCCAGAACAGAAGGAAGCACGAAATCGCCCCGTTGCCGGTCTGACCGAATCCAGGGCAGCCGCCCTGGTGAAAATCGCTGGTGTGGAAGACCCGGAGACTTTGGCTAAGGCAGTAATTGGTCTCGAAGAGGAACAGGCTCTTCGCGTGTTGGCTTGGGCCAAGGAGCGGGTTTCCACTTCGCGCCTTGGCGGGGCGCGTAGTCAAGGTGTTCGCGAGTCTGTCAGGCTGATTACCGACGGTAAGACACTGGCCGAGGCGATTCTGAACTAGGAAAGGAGAGCTGATACGAGACATCATCCTACCTGAGTGGTTTTCGAGAACCCGATTGCAGTACGAAAAGTTCGACGACTTTGACTGGTATATCTCGCCTTACTTTTGGACCTCTTTAGCTGTGGATGAGGGCGTGTCTGCTCCAGCGGCTACGGACACCAAGAATGGCGTGGTGTCGATGGCGACCGGAGCGACCGACAACAACGAAGTGATGGTCCGCAGCACGAATGAGGTCGCTCTATTCCAGTCTGATTGCACGCTAGTCTTTGAGGCACGCATTAAGTTTGTTGAGGCCAACGTGGACGACGCCAACGTTGCTGTTGGCTTGGCCGATGCTGCCGGTGCCGATTTGTTGCTCGATAACGGTGCGGGCGACAATATTGCGAACAGTGGCGTGTTGATTTACAAGGTGGACGGCGAGACTACCTGGCGCTGTGCGTGCAAGAATGGCTCCACTGTAAAGCGCACCACCTCGACCTTCTCCGCAGGTGGCAGCAACTATCAGACGTTGCGTATTATTGGTCGCCCAGTGGATGGGGCCAATTACGAGTTCACGTATTTTGTGGACGATACGCAATTAGTCGATAGTCTTGGTTCCAAGATCAAGCATACGTTGAGCTTTGCATCCGCGACCGAGATGCGACTTGTAGCTGGCTACGTTAAGGCCGGCGGTGCGAATAGTGAGACGCTGTTGCTGGATTACTGTTCGTTTGTGGCAGGTCGAGTCTAATAGCTGAAGGAGACTAAGGATACCAGGGACTAGAAGTGTTAATGCGCGTGAGCTGAAGCGGCAATGCGAATTGCAAGGGACCGGTGTGGTTTGCCGTCACCTGTCTGAAGCACTGGAAAACGGGCATTTGCGGCCTGAGGATTTCAGCTTCCGCGATCTGGCTGAGGCTTTTCTTGGCGAGGAATGGGTTCGCAACTTGCGCCCTAAAAGCGGGCGTTTGTATCGTCGCAATGAACTTCTCGAAGCTGGCGCAGTTCGTTACTCGGATTTTTCCAATATCACTGGCCAGATTCTGTTTAGCACCATTCGGCAAGGCTATCAGGACGAGCAATTCGTCTTTACGCCGGTTGTGCCCGTGGTGCAAACTGATAACCAGGATATGGAAAAGCTTCCCGGCATCTCCGAAATCGGGGACGAGATGCTGGTGGTCAGCGAGGGCAATGACTATCCCACCGTCGGGGTTAGCGAAGATTACATTGAAGTATCCGCCAAGCAGAAGCGCGGTATGCGCATCGCCTTGACTCGTGAGGCGATCTTTGGCGATAAGACCGGCTTGCTATTGCAGCGTGCTCGGCGTGCTGGGTTCTATGCTGGTCTGAACCTTGAAAAGCGAGTGATTGACGCCTTGATCGACGAGAATGCTGGTGCGGTCTCTGCAGTGGCCGGTGGGCACCGATACCACTGGAAGGGCACGAGCTATGCCACCTACCAAACTTCCACACCTTGGAAGAATGTTACCACCAGTAATGCACTCGTTGATTGGACAGACATCGAGAACGCTCTGCTCACTCTGTCTGCGATCACTGATCCGTACACGGGTGAGCCGATCATGATTACGCCCAAGCATCTGGTGGTTACGCCGCAGAATCTGTTCACTGCCAAGCGAATTGTCAGCGCGACGGAAATTCGCGTGGCGACTCCGGGGTATGCGACCTCGGGAAATCCTACGCAAACCGTCGCTGCGAACCCGGTGAGTAACTATCAGATTCTGTCGAGTAATCTACTCGCTGCTCGTGCGGCCACAGATACAGATTGGTGGCTGGGCGATGTGAGTGAGCTGCTTCGTAGATTCGTTAACTGGGATATTGAAATGGAGGAAGCATCACCAAGTCATCCAGATGCGTTTAATCGAGATATTGTGTTTCAGGTGAAAGTAACTGTTAAAGACGCGGTGAGTGTAGTCGAGCCACGGGCTATGAATGAGAGCCGCGCGTGAAAGGATAACTAAACAATGGAAAAAAAAGACAAGATGCCGGAAGTGGGTGCTGATTATTTGGACTCTGCTCGGTCATCGGACTCTGCTACTGAGCTGGCAGAACTGCGTGCAGAGAACCTTAGACTGATGCACGAACTGTCCCGTAAGACTACGGCTGAGGCGCCGCTGCCAAACAGTGGCAGGGGGCGCTACCGGGTGGAGTTGAGGCACAGCCCGGCTCCGGTGAAACGACTGGAGCTGGACGCGGAGAGTGAACAAGACGCTTGGGACCGATTCTTGCAGGCTAACTCTCAGAAGCAGGGCAATCAAGAGAGTTGGAAGCGGCTGCAAGAGCAGATGGCGCGTGGCGAGCTGGATAGGGTAATCGCTAAGGTGAGCTGATGGCAAGCTACGAGGACAACCTGAGGACAGCAAGGGAGAACATAGCTGCCCGACTGGCTGAGATTACCGCCAGTCCCAAGCCGTCTTACTCGATTGACGGTCAGTCTGTTAGCTGGACGGAATACTCCAATTCTTTGGTTCAGCAATTGAAGGAGGTCAATCAGCAACTGCAAGAGATTGAATCGGGGAATGAGGAACCCTGGGAGATTCGCCAGCGGGCCATTTGAGCGAGCGCCAGCCCAGGGTAGAGCAGTGGTAGCTCGCCAGTCCTATCAGCTGGAGGTCGCAGGTTCGATTCCTGCCCCTGGAATTGTGAGGGCGCGATCGTGACTATGAAGATTGCCGACGACTATAAGATCGCAGACGGGCTTGAAACAGTGACGTATTACTCCTTGCACGATGGCCAAATCCAAAAGTGGCCTTTCTACCAAAGTGCTCTTAGACGGGCGTTGACACAGCAGGAGCTATTCGCTTCGGCGGGTAGTTACACCAGTCAGGATGTGAGCTGGGTGCTGCCCAATTTGTTTGGTCTGAAGCCAAAGCCTGGCGACTGGTTGCAAGATTCGAGTGGTGATCGCTGGACAATCCTGACTGTAAACTGGTGGGCTTTGCGGCAGACTTGGAAGCTCGTGACACGCAATCTGGCGCTCAATGTCGGCTTAGATCAAGAGATCAGCGTATGGAGGGCGTTACATCGGGCTGATGCGACGAATAGTGATCGGCCCGTATGGGTCTGTGTCTACAGTTCGGTTCCGGCGAGAATTCAGGAGACAGATGCGGAAGCTCTGGAAGAGCAAGGCAAGCGTATGACGCAGCGCTCTTACGTCGTGATTCTTGGTCACAAGGTAGCCCTGACGGTGAATGACCAGATTAGGGATAAGACTGGGAAAATCTACGAGGTTATCGGCTGGGCTAACGCAGACCGCATTGACGAGTTGCCGCAGGTGACGTGTACGAGTTGCCACAAGTGACATGCTCGAGGAAGGCATGACTATGCGCTGGCGCGGCAACGATGCTATGCAAGAGATTCGCCAGAGGACAGCTCAGAAACTGCTGGCGATTGCTGCACACTTTATAACAGCACATACTGGATTCCTCAATGTCAGCAATCCGCGGCCGTATGTTACGCCGAGTAAGCCGGGAGAGTATCCACGCAAACGTACCGGATTCGGCCAGAGGTCTGTATCGTTTCAGCCGAGCAGTGTTACTGGCGTGATTGCAGCTGGCTTAAAGGTCAAGGTTGGTTACTTAGTCAACGCCAAATACATGCTGATTTTAGAGCTTTACCGTAGGCGTTTAGGTCTTTTGGAAACGTTGCGCCGAACAAAACCACAGTTACAGGCGATTGCAAAGCAATGACGGAAAATGAATTAGAAGTCTTACGCGCCTTCAAGCGCCGTTGGGATGCAAGTCCATTGACTCGGCTGGTCCCTGGCGGATTGTGGTACGGGCGCGTTCCGGACAGCGCGGCTAGTCCCTATGCGCGAATCGTGCTCCGGTCTGAAAGGCCGCAATGGACTAGTGGGCGAGATTATACTCAGGAAATCAGTGTTACGATCTCTGTCTGGAATCTACCTGGCTCTGGCCTGGACGCATTCTCCGAGATTGTCGCAGCGTTGTCTGCCACGTTTGACAACCAAGAGAAGTTTTTCCCTCTGTCTGGTGGCCGAAGGTGTCTGTGGTTAGAGCCGCAGACGAGTGAGATGCAGCAGGACGGCACGCAAGACGCTCAGCCGGTGCTAGTCGCATCTGGATCGTGGCGAGTGCTGCTACAAGCGACGAGGAGGAATAGATAGCGAATACTTTAAACGCGACAATTGGAATTACAGGACACGCTACGCTCCAGTATGACTCGGAAATCACCCAACTGATCGATACGATTTCGATTGGCGCGAACAATTTCGATTCGCTTGAGTACGCGATCAGTCATGGTGCGAACGGAGCACTGAAGTGCAACGAGTGGTTTCGTGACGAGCGCACGGTGGCTGCTGGCACAGCGGACAATCTCGATCTGGCTGGTTCTCTTACAAATCCTTTTGGCGAGACGATTACTTTCACCCATTTGCGGGTGATTATTCTCGCCATAGACGCGCCGGATGGGAACAAGTCGCTTCACTTTGGCCCTCGTGGTCAGGCCAACGCCTGGCAAGGTCCGTTTGCTGGCGTAAGTGCCACCGATTATATCATTGTGTCGGATAGCTTGTTTATCGTCAATCTGTCCGGAACCAATGGGTGGCCAGTTACGGCGGGCACAGCAGATATTCTTGGGATTTACAATCCTGGCTTATCGGCTGTGACTTACCGAATCTGGCTACTTGGACAAGTGTAATGGAGGGTGAGCGATACCTACTTTTCATAAGGGTAATGGAGGTACAGTGATCGCTGGCGGGGCTACTCTGGCTGTGCTCGACTGGAAGATGACCAAGAAGAATCGTCTGTCGGAGATCACCCACTCTGGCAGTGGCGGCAATGCGCAGTATCTCAAGACGGTCAACGAATACTCTGGCTCTGTAACTGCCAACTGGGATAGTACCGCATTGCCAGAGGCGGTGATTGACATTGGGACGACTGTGACCTTGCTGTTGTACATGGGTGATAGTAACAAGGCTTACTCCATTCCAGCGATCATCGAGACGCTAGAGCCTTCGGTGCCTAATCAGCAAGGGCATGTTACCTATACCTTCACGTGGAAGGGTACTGGCCCGATGACTGGGCCGTCGTAACAGGAGAAGATCCAGTGGATTTGAACACGGCTAACGATTTAGTTACGGGTGCCCCTGGCACAATCACCTTGGGCGGCAGATTGTTTCTTGTCGGGCAACCGACCACACAAGACTTCGTTGCCCTGCGGAGGCACCTACATGGTCTTGCAGTCAAGAAGGCCAAGCCACCATTGGCAGCTATTGCCGAGGAGCTGAGTAAGCTGCCAGCACACTTGCAGAGCGAAGCGATCAAGGCGGCGGTGGCTCAACAGGCAAGCGGCCCCCAGGTGACAAACGAGGCGGTTGCAGAACAGCTCTACACTCCAGAGGGTTGCGCTTTTTGGACGTGGCTTCTGATCTTTAAAAATCACAAGGACGTGAAGTTTGAAGAAGTCAAGGCCTGGGTGTCTGAGGAAAACGTAAACGAGGTGCTTGCTTCGCTTCTAAAAGCAAGCAGTATGGAGGCGATTGCCCCAAACTAGATTGGGGCGATTGGCTTTTTGACCCGCCAGGAACCAATCGCCCCAAGTGCTTTCGCGAATGGGCGACTAATTGCTTCTGGCCACCTCAAATCGTTGCCCAGCTGTCTATCCCACAACTCTTTGCTTTGGAGGTGCAGCCGCCATCAATGGAAGAGGTATTGAATATGCTCGATAAGCAGCGAGCGGCAAAAGGGTTACCTCCAATTAAGAGGAGTTATCGCAAATGAGCGCGCTGGCGCAGCAGTATATCGAGTTTGTCGCCAAGGGACTGGATAAGGTAGAGGCTGGCATGAAGAGCTTGGAGGACAAGCTTACAGCTGTTAGCAGGCTTACCGATGCGGCCAAGACTGGTTTCAAAGCCCTTACTGGCACAGTAACCGGCTTTGTAACCGCTGGCCTGTTGGGAACTGTTCAAGGAGAGCGGTTCGGGCAGGCTATGCAGGGGCTATCGCGTGAGATTGCGGGCATCTTTCTGCCAGTGATTGAGAAGGTGATCGAAGTTGTAAAAAAGATAACAAGCTGGTTTGAGCACCTGTCGGGGAAGCAACAAGATCAGATCATGAGGTGGACACTGATTGCTGGGGCCGCATTGTTGATTGTCTCGATTCTTCCCCAGGTTGTTGCCGGAGTAACTGCTGTCATTCAAGCGATCCGAGTGCTCAACGCCGCGTTGGCTACCGTTGGAGCGACAAGCGGAATAGCTAGTGGCGGCATCACTACGATTCTTGGAATTGTGGCCGCTCTTGCGGTAGCTTTTATTGGTATAGGCGGAGCTAGTGAGGAGGGATTTGGTAGCCTATCCAGACTGATCGAACCTATTCAGGCGGCTTTTGGCAGAATAGCAGATGCGGCTGCTCCTTTGTTTACGGCTTTTGACAAGATTGGCGAACTTTTTACCAGGATCGTTGATTCAGCCGTTGGTCCGTTGACATTCGTGATGAATGCGCTGGCTGACGTGATTATCGTGGTTGTTGACGCCTTAGTCGTCTTGCAGTCCATTCTGTCCCCTGTGGTCGATTTGATCGTGAAATTTCTTTCCTTTGCATCCAGCTTGGCTTCTCAGGTGCTCAGTTTCTTGGCTCCTGCTCTTGGGGCAATCGTCGCTCCGCTGAAGCAGGCAGCTGAGTTGCTAGAACGACTTGGATTGTTATCCAGCCAGCAGAAGAGCACCAAGAGTGAGCCTCACCGCAAACCAGATGGAACCGGTGGGCAGTTTGAGGATGTGCAAGCAACTTTCCGGCGGATTCAATCTGCCGTTCTGAAATCGGACACCAAGCGAATTGATGAGCGCCAGTTGGAAGCGCTGCACGAGATCAACGAGTCAATCGAGGGCGTTGAGAGAGCCATCGAAGGTCTGCAGCCAATCGTCGCGTGAGGGGCCATGCCTAGGACTGCGAACTACGGAATCAATTACACTGAGTATTTTGAAGGCTATCGTGAGTCCTGGTCTAATGACGGGACAGCGGAGGCGGTGCGTATTCTCGAATGTGATTGGAAGGACAGAAAAAACTTCGTTCGAGCTATGCTTGGAGGTGTAACAACTGGTATCACTCGTACTCCGCCTGATGTGCACCCAGATTACAATTTAAAAGCTTTAGCAGCAGGCGGCGGTGGCGGGCTGGTTGCTACTAATGTGGAGCTGGTAGCCGGTATTGGTGTTCCCGCAGCGGGCGGCTCAAAGGGGATGATTTCCTACGACAGGGCCAGGTTTGCGGTAACATACAAAGCGGTGCCTTACAATATTTACGGTGGTACGCAGCCGAACGAGCTGGAAGCTGACCGGTACATTATCCGCAGAACCAATTACGCAATTGAGTCTCTGACCATACCTGGTCAGGGGCTCAAATTCACTGACGGAACAAAAATTAACGAGCAAATGACGATTTTAATGCCCACCCAAGAGATTACCTATACCTGGGTGATGACGCCAAAGGTGCCATACAGTGCGATCAATAATTGCATTGGCAAGGTGAATCAAGGAGTTTTTGATAACCGCTACGAGGCGGAGACGCTGTTGATGGTCGCGCCGGACATTGAGCCATATTGGCATCCAGCCCAAGAGGTAGTCGTCTGGAATATTACCTACAAGTGGATTTATCGCGCTACTGAGTGGAACAAATTCTACCGCAGAAGCACCAATCAGTTTGAGCCAGTGGTTGGTGTTGCCAGTGGCACCAAGCCATACGAAACCGCTGATTTTAACACGCTTTTCGAGTAGGACTATATGAGCGAGCGACCATTTAAAAAGCCCCGCCGTGGCGGCTACAAGCGTGGCGCGAGTATTAGCTTGAAGGAGCTAATTCGGCTGCAGGACCAAGTAAATCAGCTGGCCAAGACGGCGCTAGGGAATAAGACTCTGGTACACTCTAGTGCGGGTGGAACTTTTCAAGACGTAACGATTCCTCGTCTAGTATGGGGTGAAATCCTTTCGGGCAACAATCCGTATACATGGCGGCAGCTGAAGGACAATGGCTCTGGAGTGATGAGCGATGACGAAGAGGGGCTAGAGGGCAATCCAACCAGCTGTCCAGCTTACGAAGTGAATGGTTCCAAGTCAGTTCCGGCTGGTGCGATTGTCCGAATGATTCCCAGCTGTGACGGGGACAGTTACCTTTTCTTGTATGACAGCAACCCAATTGCTTATCAAGATGTCACTCTTGATACTGATCAGCACAACTACGCGCTAAATCGCTGGACTCGCTGGTTGCGAATTACTCCTCTAAGCAATTTGGCGATTACTGGGATTGCCATTGTTGGCGGCAATAAGAATGGCAGCTATTTGGAAATTACAAACGCTGCCTCGCAGGCCAGTGGGTACAGAATTGAGTTGCCGCATCTGAATAGTCAGTCGGCGAGCGCAAGTCAATTCCAGCATTGGGACGGCAAAGACGTTCGCTTGCTTCCTGGTGAAACGGTCAAGCTGAAATACAACGGCAATAAGTGGGTCTCAGTTGAGCGGCCATCTCGACTTGGGATTCTCGATGTGGTCAGTTTGCGACTGCCCCAAAAGATTACTGCCTTAACAGCGACTTCTTACGACGATTATGCTGGCTTTAAGGATCAGACTGGCTGGCTAGTCGATCCGATGATGGGCAGTGTAACGCTGACCGGCTTGGATGCATCACCAACTGTGGGCCAGAATTGCAATGGCCAACTATTAGTGCTCGAGAACGCGAATGCAAACAACAAGCTGAACTTGAAGCACCTTGATTCTGGAAGCTCAGGTTCTAATCAGTTTTTAACGCCAGATTCCCTGACATACAGTGTACTTCCCGGCCAAGCGGCCATAATCAAGAGAGACAACAGCAATAGCAAGTGGCGAGTCTTGAGTCCGGCTCTGCCAGTGTGGAACACGGTTCAAGTTTTGCGGCTTCCGCAGGGCACAATCACCGACACGGGGACTCAGAACAATTATTCCGGGTTTGCACAGAGAACGGGTTGGCGCTGTGATGGTGCAAATGATCTAGTATTAACTGGCATTGATCATACGGCTCCAGTTAATCAAGTTACAGAGGGCAAGTTGCTCTTGCTAGAGAACGTTAGCGATACGAGCAAGTTAGTTCTCAAGCACGACGATTCTGGTTCCGTTAGTGAGTCTCGCATTATCACTCCAGATGAAAAAGACTACGTAGTTTCCCCGGGCTTTTCGGCCTGGCTGAAATACGACGGCACCTCTCAGCGCTGGCGTGTGATCGCTCCTCCTCAATCGACTCAATTAGTCGCGTGCCAGATTTCCGTATCTCCGGGGCCAACCGAGCATAACTATGCAGGTTTCACGGGTTATACCGGTGTTCGGTTAACTCCCGCTTCTGGTGGTACTACCTTAACTGGCATTAAAGCGGATAAAAACGGAGCTTTGTTACTCGTTGAAAACGTTGGTGGTGACAAACTACACATTACGCACGAAGATAGTAGCTCTCTGGCAGCTAATCGTTGTCTCACGCCCGACGAAAACAAGCTAACAATTCCACCTCAGGGATTGCTGCTGGCCAAATACGATGCGGCTAGTTTACGCTGGCGAGTATGGCCAGTAGGAATGGCCGTAACAATCCCCACCACTGTCCCGCTAGTATACAAAGACGGGCAGGTTTGGATGGATAATTGCAACTACGCTTACCGCTGCTATGGCAATACTCACTACTTGCAAAAGAACGTTTTTACTCAGACTGGTGACTTGGTCTATTGTTCGTTTGACGGCACACCAGGTACGGCAGAACGATTGCCCATCGGCAATTCTGGAACGTGGTTGCGAAGTGCTGGTATCAATCCAGCCTGGTCACAGACCACGCTTGCAGACAACTTTAACCGTGGTGATTTAGTCAGAGCTTCAGCAAGCAATACGCTTAATGGCCTGCCAATCGGCAATGCAGATACACTGCTGTTGAGCAACGGCACGGACCCTGGCTGGGGCAAAATCAATCTGCTCTCGGGCTACCACGGAGACACGACGGCAGATACGGTCCAGCGTGGTGATCTGGTTACTGGTCAGGGGGAGTCTGCCACCTGGACTAGGCTGCCGATAGATACGGCAGCAACTCGGTATCTAGCCAACACGGGGCCAGGAAACGAGCCCAAGTGGGACCAGATCAATCTGACCAATGGTGTTACGGGTGTTCTGTCTCCGGGTAATGGTGGCACGGGTGGGACGCTACCGATCAGTTATGGTGGCACAGGGGCTACGACTCAGGCTGACGCGCAGAACAACCTCGGCGTCCCGTCAAATGCGAAAACCAACCTTCTGTGCGAAGGTCGGCTTACCTTGGCGAGTGGTATACCGATAACAACTGCTGATGTGGCCGCCGCTACTGTGCTATACTTCACTCCGCTGGGTACTGGGTCTGGCGTGGCTCTGTACGACGGCAGCGATTGGCAAACGTACACTCTGAGTGAAGTCTCGCTGACGCTGTCTGTACTTGCTGGCAGTCTTTACGACGTGTTCCTTTACGACAATGGTGGTATTCTCGCACTAGAGCTATCGTCTCCCTGGACCAGTCTCACGACTAGGTCGGAGGCTTTGGCAAAACAGGACGGCGTGTGGGTCAAGGGCAGTGATCCCACTCGACGTTACGTTGGGACTATTTGTGCGAGCGACAACAACCGCACGGAGGACAGCAAGGCCAAAAGGTACGTCTGGAACGCTTACAATCGTGTACCAAGGTTCTTGTTGGACAAGGCTACAACAGACTCGTACACTACCACGAGCACGCTTTGGCACCCTTACTGCGCTGAAATAGTTGTAGTAGAGTGGGTACGCGGGCTGAACGAAGAGCCAGTGTGGCTGGAGGCGCGCGGAAATAACGCAGGCGCTGGCGAGAACGGTTACGTTGGAATCGGGATTGATCGTTTCAATGGTAACGACGCAACACTAACTACTGGCGGCGGCGGCGCACAAATCATTCCGTCTAGTGCAATCTATCTCGATTATCCCTCTCTGGGATACCATTATGCCGCTATGGTTGAGAAGTGCCAGACTGGATCTATCTCGATTATCCCTCTCTGGGATACCATTATGCCGCCATGGTTGAGAAGTGCCAGACTGGCGCAATGCAAATATTTTATGGTGATGCCGGCCTGCCGTCTAATACTTTGCAAGCTGGCCTGATTGGCTGCATATGGGGGTGAATCTATGCTTGTTGACAGGCTGTTGGCTGAAATTCGGAAAATGAATCTGCCGATTACTGGAGTGGGAGTATGCAGCCGCAAGCCGACTGACGCAGATACGGTAGATAGCAATCTCTTCTGGACAACTCACCCCAAGGACGGAAAGTGGATCAAGCTCACCTGGAGCAGCCCCCCCACCGAGGAGCAGAAGAGCCAAGCGAAAGTGCTAGTGGAGCGATATGATAGTAAGCCAACAGTCGAGGAAAAGCTGAACAAGGTGCATATTCCCGTCTGTGCTCTAGTTGCTGTGCTTGCGAAGTCTAGCAAACTTTGGGCAAGATTGCCGCCCGAGAAAAAAGAGGTGCTCGAGAGAGCAATCGAACAGGTGGCCGAGCAGGTGTTGGAGGTGTCGGATAAGGCTGTCAGAAGTGATTGAGCAAATCCAAACGGGCGATATTTTCCTGTGCCGAGATAGTGCGTGGTGGGGAGCGAAAATAATCCGGCTGAAGACCCAATCTGTATACAGTCACGTAGGCGTAGCTCTTTGGATCACAGCTGATAGTTGCCGGCGCCTGGCAATCCTTGAAGCTACCTATCGGGGAGTGCGAATCTTTCCGCTTGATCTCTATCTGGTTCATTGCCAGAGGTGGAAAACGCAGGTGGACTGGTGGGTAGTGACTGATACGATCAATCGTGAGAAGATAGCAAGTTATTGCTTAAAACAGTGGGGTAAGCCATACGCTTCCTTATGGCAATTGTTCTGGTCCTTCGGCTGGCTAGGCAGCTGGCTCAGGAAGTGTTCTGGTTTTTCGGCAGACCTGGAGCGAGACCGCTTCTTTTGCTCCGAGCTGGTCGCTGCTGCCTTGCGGGCGGCTGGCTGGGTGCCACCTTCCGGCGACCTGAGTGATCGGGAGCCGGCCTTGACTGACCCAGGAGTAGTGGCGCTCTTTCCTTGCTTGCAGCGGCGCGGGAGAATCGAGCTATGAGCGCACTAGAGCTATTGCCGGGCGATCTGTTTTTTGCTACCGTACTCATGATCGGGGCTGGCCTACTCTTGTGGGCTCTGCTTGCCGAGGACGATTAGATAACTCGCCTTCTCCTCTTTCTGATTGTCGCTCTGTCCCTTGCTGGCCATTGTCAGGCTCAGCCTAGAGTCAGTGAGGGGCCAGCGGCGGAGTATTGTCCTACCTGCCCACCAAATCGGACGCAACCGCCGCGAGTTAATGAGGCACCACTGCCGGGCGTTCCCGATCAGAGAATCTGGGCTGCGTCGGTTCGTGTGTTAACCTACGGCGGCAGGTACTCTGCCAGTGGGTCTGGCGTGCTGGTATCCCCACGGGCGGTTCTCACCTGCGCGCACGTTGTCAGCGGCAATAACAGGTTCGCTATCTACTTTCCCGCAGCGCCTTCACAATCTTTGCCAGCCTCACTGATCGCAGCAGATTGGATACTTGATCTAGCACTACTTGGCTTGGACGCTGAAGCCAGCGTAGCTCCGGTTTTGCTGTCTCCAAATGACGCAACCCCCGGGGAGCAGGTCACAGGAGTCGGCTACCCTGGTGGAACTGGCCCGCAGATCAAGACTGGCCGAGTAGTTGGTTTCGCTGGCTCGTTTGTACAATGTGGTTTTATCGCTCAGAGTGGTGATTCGGGTGGTGGGCTCTTTCGCTCTGATGGCTCATTGGTGGGGGTGATTTTGAGAACAGTCAGTCGCAATCTCCTCAATCGACCAGAGTACAGCGAGGGTGCG